AGAATAAAGGCTTTTTGGGAAGAACACCCACGAGGAAAAATTGAAACAAGTCAGCAAATAGATGGTAAAACTTTAATTTTTAAAGCACTTATTGTTGGAGATAAAAAAGACGAGTTTTCAAGAGAGGCAACTGGTCATTCGTATGGTAGCATCGGAGAAACAAAAGAATTTGAAAAATTAGAAACAATTGCAGTTGGTAGAGCTTTGGCACTATTGGGCTATGCAACAGATGGAGAAATTGCAAGCAGTGAAGAAATGGAGGAATTTTACAAAGAAAAAGAACAAAAACAATTAACTTTACTTAATGAAACAAAAATAAAAATGGAAACAGTTAAAAACCTAGAAGAATTAAAAAAGGTTTGGGCTGGATTATCTCAAGAATTAAGAGATAATAAAATTTTAGAAGAATTAAAAAATAATTTAAAAAAGAAATATGAAAATTTATAAATTTGACAATGAAGAAGATTGGTTAAATGGTCGATTAACTAGAATTACCGGAACACGCAAAATAATGCCAAAGAGAGGTAAAGAAAAATTAATGGGATTTTATGAATTAATTGCGGAGAGATTAGCAAAACCAGATGATGGTCAAGATCCACTTGAAAGAGGTCATGAATTAGAAGAAGAAGCAATAAAAATATTTGAGGAAAAAACTGGTAAAAAAGTTGATACAAGTCTAGTTATTTTAACTAGAGATGATAACGATAGCATTTCAATTAGCCCAGATGGAATGATAAATGATGAATTTTCAGCAGTAGAAGTTAAATGTTTATCTTCAGCAAAGCATATTAAAGCATTTTTAGATCAAGAAATACCAGATGAATATGAACACCAAAAATTACAATACTTTGTTGTAAATGAAAAGCTTGAAAAATTATATTGGTTATTCTATGATCCACGATTTAAAAATAATAGCTTCTTTTATTTAACTTTTACTAGAGAAGAACTAAAGTTTGAGATATCAGATTATCTTGAATTTCAACGTAAAACTTTGGAAGAAGTTGAAGAAATAGTTAACAAATTAACATTTTAAAATATATGACAGAAGAAAAAAATTTAACAATAGTACAAAAAATAACTGATATTGGTTTGCCATTAACAGATGCAGAGAAAATAGTTGCTTCATTTTCAGAAATATCAGAAAGAATGTTAGAGTTAGATAAAGAATTAATTGAATTTAATAAAATTAATCCGGAAGAAATAACAGAAGCAGTTTGTAAAAAGGCTAAAGTTTTAAGATTAAAACATGTTAAAATAAGAACTAGAGGAGATGAAATTCATAGTAATTTAAAATCAGATGTTTTGTTAAGGACTAGAGCAATTGATGGTTTTAGAAATATTTATAAATTAAAACTATCAGAAAGAGAAGATAAATTGCAAAAAATTGAAAAACATTTTGAGATGATTAAAAAAGCAAAACAAGATAAAATTTTTGAAGATAGAGCAAATGAATTATCAAAGTATGTTGAAGATATATCTGTTTATAATTTGAGAGAAATGAGCAATGATGGATATAATGAAATTCTTAAAAATTCAAAAATTATTTATGATCAAAAATTAAAAGAAGAAAAAGAAGAAAAGGAAAGAGCAGAAGCAAAAGCTAAAGCAGTCGAACTTTATAATAAAAGGAAAGAAGAATTGATACCATATTGGCAATTTTTAAAAGAAGATCAAATAAGTGCAGATTTTGGAGAATTGCCACAAGAAAGTTTTGATATTATATTAAGAGAAGTAAAGCAAGCAAAAGTTGAATATGATAAAAAACAAGCAGATATACAAGCGGAGAATGCAAGGCTTAAAAAAATTGAAGATGATAGAAAAAAATCAGAACAAGAAGCAAAAGAAGCAAAAGATAAATATTTTGAGGAAAAGAAAGGTATTTTGATTGGAATGGGATTTAAATATAGTGAGGATAGCTTTGGATTTGTTTTAGATAATATTTGGTCATCTTATTACGAGAAAGTTTATAACCTAGATAAAAAAGGTTTTGATGAATTATTAGTTGATATTAAAAATGCTATCAGCAAACACGAACAACTTTTAAAAGAGAAAGCGGATAAGGCTAAATTACAAAAAGAAATTGATGATAAAAGGAAAGCAGATGAAGAAGCTCAAGAAAAAGCCAGATTAGAAGCAGACAAACAAACTAGAATTGATGCAGAACTAAAAAAACAGGCCGAATTAGCCCCAGATAAAGAAAAGTTGATATCTTATGCAGATGCGTTAAATGAAGTTAAATTACCGGCTTTAAATAGCGAAGAAGCTAAAGTTATTTTGCAAGAAGCTCAAGAGTTATTGTCAAAGGTTATAATTAAGCTTAAAATTAAATAAATATGAAATATACTATATATTATTTAATTTTATGTATAATACCAGTTTTATTATTAGCTGGTTGCTCTCACAAAAAAAATTATTTAACAAATGAAGAAATTATAATGAAAGTTAAAGAATGTACAGATGCAGGTTTAGATACTAGAGAAATAACGAACTTTTGGAATTATGAGACTGTTAAAGTAATTTGTAAAAATAAAGATAATTAACTATTAATAATTTATGCTTAAAATAGGATTTATAGCGATAGTAGAGCAAAATAAATTAGTTTTTGAGGATCCTATTGCTTTTTCTCAATGGATAAAACAATTTATAAACAAAAAGGTCGTTGTTTCTGTTGAACAAAAAAAAAATAAAAGAAGTACCGGAAAGCAAGATGAAAAAGGCAATCAAAATGGATATTATAGAGGTTTTGTCGTGCCACCATCGGCAAAACATTGTGGATATACACAAAAAGAAATGCATGAGGTTTTTCTTGGGTTATATGCTCCAAAAGTATGTAAAAACTTTGGAGATAAAAAAATAATGGTTACAATTAGAACTAGCGAAATGGATACAATACAAATGGCAGAATTTACAGAAACTTGCGTGCTAGCAATGGCACAACAAGGTGTAAATATAGCGCCACCTAAAAAATTAAGTTAAAATTATGCAAATTATAAAAACATTCACAAAAGGTACTATTGGCAATTGGCAAAGATCAAAATTTGAAGATAAAATAATTACTCAAGGATATAGGATAGCTTCAGAAGAAGAAGTTAAGGAGTGGGAATGGGGAAGCGCATGTTGTCTAGCATTAATATTTTTTCCACTTATATTTATTAAAACTAAAAAAATAAAAGTAATATATGTCAAAGAAAATAATTAAACATTCAATCGTAGAAAAACGATGGGAGAAAGCAACCGAAGAAGATAAATTAAAAGCAATAGAAAAAATGACAAAAGGTAGAAAAAAATACTGGGATAAAATGACTAAACAAGAAAAAAGTAAAAGAATGAGATGCGTGAGAATGGGATTGGGTTGGGCGGAATGTAAAAAATTAGATAATAAATAATATGCTTTTAGATATTTTATGCACATTATCAACTATAACTTGTAATACAAAAAAGGTTGAATTACCGGCAAACATTTCAGCTTATACTGCTAGTATAGATGAAACAGACAATGAGCCTTGTATAACAGCAGATGGAACAAATATTTGTGGTACAAATGAAATGATAGTTGCTAATAATTGTTTACCTTTTAATACAATTATTAATATTAATGGTATAGGATATAGAGTAGCAGATAGAATGAATAGGCGTTTTGGTTGTGAAAAGTTTGATATTTTAATGAAAACAAAAAAAGAAGCTTTAAAATGGGGAGTTAAAAAACAAATTATTACTTATTATAAATAAAATTATGCAAAATGCTCAAGAAGTTTTTAATCGTATAGAAAAAACAAAAAAAGAAATAAAATCAATAAAGAAATTTTTGACAGAAGAATATGAACAAATACCAGAATATACAAAATTATCTTTAGAAAAAATTGATTTAAATAATAAAATAAAGCAAATAAAGTTAAATGTAGATAATAAATTTTATGATGAAGTTACAAAATTAGGAGATCTAAAAATTGATTTAAAATCTGATAAAGAATTACTTGCAGATATAATATTATCAAAAATGTTTAAAGGAGAGGAAGTTGAATTGCAAAATCAATATAAACAAGGTGTATTACCAATATTTAAAGTAATTTTTAAGAAAAATTAGTAAATATAATGAGATTAATACCAAAAAAATTAAGATTAGAGTTGGAAAAAGATAAATTCATGAAAATTTGTGTTTATACTAAAGAATGTATAAATATATCTTGGGAACATTGTTGGATTTATGCTGGTAAACAAATTAATGAGAAGTGGGCAATTGTACCATTGCGTAGAGATCTAAATGTTAACATGACAAAAAAAATTAAAGAATATTGTCAGTGGGTAAGTATTAATAGAGCTACAAAAGAAGATCTAAAAAAATATCCACGTACTAATTGGAGACAATTAAAAAAATATTTAAATAAAAAATTTGACAATCATAAATAAAAATGGTATATTATAGGTCTCCTTTCTTATACATTTTTATTTTGTCATGTAGGATAAATTTGTTGAGATTTATATCGCATGAGAGGGCATGCTCGTGCGATAAATATTCTAAATAAAATCAATTTATGCTTGAATTGATAAAAATTATAAAAACACAGATATTTTTTGTGTTATTTTTTTATTAAAAACTGTATGAGTTATAAAAATCATCTTATTGAAAAATTAAAACAGTTTGATCCAAAAACTTTTGAAATTGTAAAAAAGGATAATTTTTGGCGTGGATATGTTATTGGTGCTATAATTACAGTATTGTTTATTTTATTTTACGATAAATTTTAAAATATGGTAGAAAAAAAAGAAAATTCAGATAATATTAATAAAGAATTAGTTGAAGAAGTTATTGATAATATGATCAAAGATGTTGAGGATCAAAAAAAAGATTTAGAGATAATGAAAGATTTACATGGCCACATTGTTGAGATAGATGGAGAAAAAATAAAATTATCAAGTAAACAGGAGTTATTTTGTAGATTATATGCAACTGAAAGGGAGTTTTTTTGTAATGGTACACAAAGTTATATCGAAGCATATGAGATTGATTTAACAAAAAAAGGTGCTTATCAATCAGCAAGAGCTTCAGCTTATGAAAACTTAACAAAACCTCACATTCTAAAACGTATTGATGAACTGATTGAATTAGGAGGTCTAAATGATCAAATGGTTGATAAGCAATTAAATAAATTAATTACGCAAGATGCAGATTTTAGAGCAAAGGCAATTGCTATTAAAGAATATAACCAATTAAAATCCAGAATAACAAAACATATTGATGTTAAGTCCGGAGGTAAAGAAATTGGTGGTTTTAATTATATAAAGCCAGAACAAAATGACACAGATAATAATACCGACAATCAAGCCAACGATCAAACAAGATCAAGCATGGGATAAATTATTAGATAACAAAACAGAGTTTGTTTTTTTTGGTGGTGGTAAAGGTGGTGGAAAATCTTGGTTAGGTTGTGAATGGCTTATAACAAATTGCTATAAGTACCCAGAAACAAGATGGTATTTAGGACGTAGAGAATTAAAAAGGCTTTTAGCTACTACTTTTCAAACATTCTTAAAGGTTTGTAAATATCATAAAATTCCAGCTAATGATTGGAATTATAATGGCCAGCAAAATTATATAGAATTTTTTAATGGCGCGCGTATTGATTTGCTAGATTTAGCTTTTCAACCACGTGATCCAGATTATGAAAGGTTTGGATCTTTTGAAACAACTGGTGGTTGGATAGACGAAGCTGGAGAAATAGATGAAAAAGCAAAAGAAAATTTACAGGCTTCTGTTGGTAGGCAATTAAACGAATTTTACAATTTATACCCAAAAAATTTATATACCATGAACCCAAACAAGGGCTGGATTTATAAGATTTATAGGCAGTGGAAAGAAGAAGTATTACCAGAAGATACTGCTTTCATTCAAAGTTTATACACAGATAATACTTTTAGAAGTAAAAATTATGGTAAAACTCTTGAAAAAATTAAAAATAAAGCGACAAGAGAGAGATTAATGTTTGGCAATTGGGAATATGATGATGATAGGTCGGCTTTATTTCAATATGATTGTATTTATGATTTATTTACAAACAAAGCAGTTGATAGCGAAGAAAAGTTTTTAAGTGGAGACGTTTCACGTAAAGGCAGAGATATAATGCCAATTGGATTGTGGAAAGGATTAAAACTTTATAAAGTTGTAGTTATACCACCGGATATAAGGGAAAGTACAAAAAAATCTTCAGAATTTATAATGGCTTTGGCAAAAAAAGAGGGGGTAAGATTTAGTAGGATAATACTTGATGAAGATGGAGTAGGAGGGGGAGTAGTTGATAATATAGATGGTTGTAAAGGTTTTATAAATGGATCTTCTCCAATTTTAAGTGTAGATGATAAAATTAAAAGAGATAAAGATGAATTTTTTGAAAATTATGGCAATTTAAAAACTCAATGTTATTTTAAATTAGCAGAATTAGCAGAAAAAGGAATGGTCGAAATTTGTATAAATGGAGATGAGGATTTAAAACAAAAGATTATTGATGAGCTTGGTATTATAAAGCAAAAAGATATAGATAAAGATGATAAAAAAATATATTTAATATCAAAAGAAAAAATGAAAGAAAGTTTAGGCCGGTCTCCGGATTATGCAGATATGATAATGATGAGAATGTATTTTGAAGTTAAGCAGGTATTAGATAAAGCAAGTGATTATTTAATAATTTAATAAAATATATGATCTCAAAAGAATATATTAAGCAAAACATGGTAGTGTCAATGGTACGTTTTTTTAATTTAAAGACTAAATTTCCAGTATTTTATATTGCTTCAGCAGTACCGGTTAACATTCGTTGGAAAGATAATAAAGTTGAAACAATAGATTTATTGGAAAGGATAGAAATACCAATGAATATATTGACTAGATTTAAATTTTTAATGGGTAAAGTTTTAGACAGCAAAGAAGCAGAAAAATATGTAACTTCAGAAATGCTTAATCAACTTATTAATAAAAGTTTTTATAACATTTCAGAAAGGGAAGATCTTGGTTATTTACCAGATAGGAAAACTGGAGATAATAAATATTTTAAAAAAATATATGAAGTCAAAAAAAGGAGTGGCAAAATTTAGATGTCCGGTTTGTGGTTATTTATTTATGCTTTGGCGAGGTAGAAAAAGAAACCCAAAAATTGAAGAAGTAAGTGCTTGGCTTTATCGCGCCAGATGTCCGAAATGTGGAATATTAGTAAAAGCGCATAATTGTAATGACAGGGGTGTATATAAATCTATCTGTTAAACAAGCCAAATTTTAAGTTATATTTTACTTATTTTTATCACATGATAAAATTATAATATATGAATATTAAAAAATATTTTGCAAATTTATTTTCTAAAAAGTCTTTAACCGGATCTGGTTTGGGGTCTTTAATCGCAAACAGCGAAATAGGAGATGAAAGCGATAGATTTAAACGCTGGGTTTATGCTTGTATTACAACAATAGCAAAGGGCATAGCTCAAACAGATTTTATTTTAGCTCAAAATACTAAAACAGGTGTTAAAAGAATTGAAAATCATGAACTTTTAAATTTATTGTATAATTTTAACCCAAAATCAACAAAATATAATAGTCTTTATTTGACTATTCTTTATTTTTTAAAAGATGGAGAAGTGGCTTGGATTTTAGAAATGCCAGATGGTAGAAAAAAACCAACAGCAATTTATGTTGTGCCAACAAGTACTTTAACAGTTGCAAAAAGAGATGATAATAATACACCAACTGATTATAGATTTACTGTTGGAAATAAAGTACAAAATTTACCAGCTAATTTAGTAAAAATATTAATTAATCCAGATCCAAACAATCCACAAAGAGGTATGAGTATTATATCAGCAATGCAAGATGTGGTTGATAATGACACAAGAATGGTTAAGTGGAATAAGTCATTATTGGGTAATAGTGCTATGCCTAGTGGTACAATTGAGGTTACTGGTAGTTTAGATGCTGGTCAAGTAAAAATATTAAGAGAACAATTTGATAGTTTATATTCTGGTTATAGTAATGTAGGTAGAACAGCAATTTTACCAAATGGGTCAAAGTTTAGCCCTTTTAGTATTCCTCCAAAGGATATGGAATTTGTTGAGGGTCGCAAAATGAATAGAGATGAAATACTTGCTATTTTTGGCGTGCCTAAAATTTTGCTTGGTTTAGAGAATGGATATAACAGAGCAACAGCAGAAACAGCAGAAAGAATGTTTGCTAAATATACTTTACAACCATTAATGACAATGATTATTGAGCAGTTGAATGTTTATTTAACTCCAATATATGATAATAATTTATGGCTTGATTTTGAAGATTTAGATACTGTTGATAGAGAACAACAATTGAATGAGCAAAATCTTGGTTTTAATAGATGGTTAACAACAAATGAAATAAGAGAACAAAATGGCTTATCTCCAGTACGTGGTGGAGATATGATTTATTTACCTTTTAATTTAGTGCCTAGCGTTGGGGGAGATGTACCAGCATCTAAAGCAATGAAAATTCTCAAAGTTGAATTAGAAAAGAAAAGTGATTTTGGATTAAAGAGAGAAAGAAAGATAAGAGGTAAAATATTGGCCAGAAATTATATTTTGTTAAAGAATGGAGATGATATATCAGATAGGATAATTAGTAAAATAATGAATACAAACAAACCTTTCAAGCTAAAGATAATAAAAAAGACACCTATTAAAAAAATAAGTGGTAAAAAAAAAATAGAAATTTGGGAACAAGCCGAAAATATTAGATCAGAGATTGAAAAGATGTTTGTTAAGAAGTTAAAGCAATTATTTGAAAATCAAAAAAACAAGGTATTAGAAAATTTAGATCTCCAGAAAAAAAGCTTAAATTCAGAGCCTTTTGACTTGAAAGATGAGATACAATCAACTATTAATATAATTGAGCCACAGTATTATGAAGCTTTAACCTATGGAGCAAGATTTGCAAGCCAAATTACCGGAGAAGATTATATTGATATTACCAGTTTACCGGCAGTGAGAGAATGGGCTATAAAATTAAGCGAAAAATACGCCACAGAAATAACAAATTTAACATACCAAACAACAATTGATGTTGTACAAGAAGCAGTAAAAGAGGGGTTAAGTACAGATAATTTGGCAAAAAATATTAGTGAATTATTTGATGGAATGTCAGAAAATAGAAGTCAAGTAATTGCTAGAACAGAAAGTGCCAGAGCTTTAACAGCCGGTCAAGCACATGAATGGAAAGAAGCGGGAGTTAAAAAATTTGAATGGTTGACAAGTGGAGATAGTTCGGTTAGTGCTATTTGCCAGTATAATTCAACTTTGGAATGGAGTGCTAAAGATGCAGAACAAGGTACAGTTGAGCATAGCCACCCAAATTGCAGATGTGTATTTTTACCACTTTAAAATTTAATAAAATTTAATAAATATAATAATTTAATATATGAATAGAGAGCCAGAAATATTTAATTTAGCTTTAACAACTAAAGATACAGAATATAGTCAAGTTATCCCAGATGGAATTGTAAAACTTCAAATAAGCTCACGTTTAATGGGTACTTTAAAGATTGCTTATGTAGAGGGAGAGACAGCAACAAAATATATTACTATACCAGCAGGATCGAGTGGTAAATATATGGCAGAATTTGAATTAAATGGTAAAACTTTATATATTCAATCAGATACAGATAATGATGTTGCCGAAATTGAAGTTTGGAAATAATAATTTAATTTAAATAACATATGAATAAATTTTTAAAAGGATTTTTAATTGGCGCGATATTAGCAGGTATATCAACTGCTAGTTTTACTCACGCTCAAATTGGTAGTATTAATTTTTTCAAAAAAGTTGGTAATACAATTTCTTTGATTAATGATGCTTGGACTTTAAGTGCTAATAACGCAGAATTTGGCAATGTTTCTATTGGTGGTGCTTCTGTTGGGGATATAGATATGCAAGGAAATGATATTTTAAATATTGGATATTTAACAAGTAGTTCAACAAAAGGTAGCGGAGATGTAACTCCTAAAGGATCAAATATTTTAATTGATGGTGGTCTTGAATTATGGGACGATGCAAATACATTAACAAATTGGAATAAAATTATATTTGCCAATAACCCAGTTTTAGATAGAGAGTCAAGTATAGTACATTCTGGTACTTATTCAGCTAAGACAACAAATGATGGTGGTATTCCAATGGTTATTGAACAGAAACATACAAGTTTAACAGTTGGTGCTACTTATAATATTATTTATTGGGCTAAACTAAATACAACTGGAGATGGGCGTATTATTCTTTTGAATGATAGTTTTTCTGGTAGTGCAACTCAAATTTATAAATGGTCAACTGGATCTTGGGAAAATTATACAGGAGCAGAATTTACTAATCCAAATTATCAAAATGTTCAATCACTTGATGGAACTTATACTCAATATACTACTGATAATTTTATAGTTCCAGCAAATGGAGTAGTAAATATGCTTATTTATGGGCAAGATGATAGTGGTGGTGGTACTGGTAACGAAATATTTTACTTTGATGATATAGATTTATCAACTCCGGCCACAACAACTCCTAGTGAAGCAATAAATATGTGGGATTTAAAAAATCCATCGGACTCATCGTTATTAACTTCGAGTGATAATATATTTAAAATTGGCACAACTGGAGGTACACCAGAAACAATGGTGCAATGGACTGGTACTGGATCTTATGCTTTTACTTCAAGAGATGGTAGCCAAATATCGATGGCTTTAGTTAACAAAACAAGAACAAATACTAATGATAACAGAGGATCTTCAGTAGATTTTATTGGATTTAAAACTGATGGTACTGAAAGTCCAGCTGGGGCAATTAGGGTTTCTCACGATGGAACAGGAGATGATTTTGCTAGTATGATGAGTTTTAGGGTAAATTCTGGGGCATTATCTGATCCATTTACAGCAATGATTATCAAAGCTAATGGAAGTGTTGGTATAGGAACTAGCACATTTAATTACGGAGAAAAATTAGCTGTTGGAGGTGCAATGTCTGCAGAAGATTATGTAGCTTATACTAATGGCTCTGGAGATAGTGCTGGTATAAATTTCTTTGAAGATAATGATAATAGAGCATTAATTGATTATAAACAAGGCGAACACTATCTAAAATTTGGGACTGTTAACGCAAGTGTAGAATATGAAACGATGTTTTTGTTAGATGGCAAGGTTGGTATTGGTACTTCAACTCCAAATGCAAAATTTGAGATAGTTGATAGTTCAACTTCAACATCTCACTTTACTATTAATGGGTTAGATAACAATAGGGGCGAAATAACTTTAGGCGATGACGAAACTTTATTATTACCAAATTCAACTTATGGCTGGGGTCATGTAATGGCTGGAGATAATGAAGAATTTGCAAGATTTAGTTGGACTTCTTCTGGTGTTGTTACACTAGATGAAGCTTCAACAAATGTAACTTCAACTGATACTGATGCAAATTTATGTATTTTTGATAATGGCGCAGGTGTTACTGTACGAAATAGACTTGGATCTTCAAAAACAATTAAATTTATCATAAATTATTAATATGACAATACAATATTCAAAATCAGCAGATCAAGAAAAAATAGTTTGGACTCAACCTATAACTCAAGAACGTAGCAGAGATGAAATACTTGCTAGAAAAAATACTTTATTACAACAAAGAGTATTATTAGTTGAAGAACTTAATATGACAGATCTTGAAATTAATGAAATAGAAAATTTATTAGTAAAATGTGAGGAATTAGGTGTTAAATTATCTAAAGATATCAAAGCAGACAAGAAAAATAAATAAATATGGATAAAAAAATATACAATGGAGCAATAGTTATAAGTGATCAGAAAAGAATAACAACTACTGGCATGCATTTATATTTTGGTATTGGAGATGAAAGTGCTGGAGAAGTATTGCCAGATTTAGGAGCTGGATATCGAATGATTTGGTACCCTAGAAAAGCATCTTTTAGAGCTGGCGGTGTTAGTCAAACTTATTATGATAGATGGGACGATATAAATACAGGTAGATATTCAACCGCGCTTGGATATGACACTTTATCAAGTGGAAATGGGTCATTTTCTGGTGGTACTTCAGTTAGATCAGCTGGTTATTGGGCTTTTGGATTTGGAAATTCAATATCAGCTTTAGGTCAGCAGTGTTTTGCTTGCGGAACTAATGTTGCAGTTAACCCATCATATTCTTTTGGATTAGGTGTAAATTTGCTTATTGCCCCAGATTGTGATAACTCAATTTTAATAGCTAAAGATGCAAGAGTATATGCTCAAAATGCAATATTAATAGGATCTGGGATTGATAATGTTTTAGGATCAAGATTACAAAATCTTGATGCAAATTCTTTAATAATTGGGGTAAAAACAACTAGGCCACATATAAGATTAGTTGCTCCTAGTGGAATTGATAAATATGGAGATGCATATTTTGGTGGAAAACAGTTTTTTTATAATAATGATGACTCTGATTTTGATACTGATGAAGTTTTAACAACAGAAATTTCGGATACAGAATATGGTCAAGTTATAGTTAGAGAAAGTACCGGTACTTTGATTTGTATGTTTTTAATAGCTGGTGGAAATATAGAAAAGTTAAGTGCAGATGCCAATTTTACAGTAACGAAAGATAATGCGAGTACATACAATATTTATTTTGAAAGTAATGTTTTAAA